AGGTGATTTCCGTGCTGTCATCAAACCCGTGAAACTCAACCGCATAGCCGCACAACAGCACATCGCGTTTCAGTATGCCATCAATGCGCGCTATCCGCTGTGTGCTTTGCAGTTCCGCGTATGACTCAACATTGCCACTCTGCACCACTTCGCCCTGTTCGCCTGCTACGCTGTTCGGCGTTACCATGAAGGGCGACATGCACCCAACATGCCGGGTGATTACCTGCTTTATCCAATTGGTTACGCGGGTCGCGTGCGCCTGCCCGTTGGCGTATGTGGCCTCATCGTCAAGTATCGCCATATCGCCGTTGAAGTAGTCTATGCGCCGCTGTACATAACTGCGCGTGCCTGGTTGCCAGTCTGATTCCGCGCCCGCCATAGCGTCCCACACATAGGTATAAAACCATTCCGGGCCATGTTCTGTGATGTTCATATTCTCATTCCTGCGCGGGCATTGCTTGCGGTATTCTTTTGGTCAATCCGCCGCATTATGTCCCTAATGTTATGGGTGAAATAAGCAGAACGCACCGCGTCACAACAGTGATCATTCACCTTTGCCGGTTCGTCCTGTCTCACGCCGTTTATCTCTCTCCAACGATACATTGTCATTTCCCTGATTAAATCGCTATCGCCCTGCCGCAATATTACGGAGGTGCGATTGTTGACCGCGCGTATACCGGCAAGGACTGAACCCTGCCGTTTGTCCTGTGGAAACGCTCTATAGCCGCTGCGCTTTAGTGTCTCTATGTCGCCGGGGTTGGCGTTGTCACAGTACATAATTTTGTGCTTTGCTATTCCAGCCTTCTCGAATTTCTCGACAAGGTCTTGCGCGGTTAAGTGATTCTGATACAATCGCTGCTTACAATACAATACTGCATCCCGCTCGCATAATTCCACTAACGCATTTGGGTTGGTAAAGCCGAAGTCAAGACCGTAGTACGAATCATCAAATGCGGGAAACTCATTCTCCGCCCTGATAACAAGGTTACGAAACACAACGGACGTATCATCTCGATAGAATTTGCCCTGTCTATATACCATGTCAAGTTCATGGTTTTGGTTTTGCAGGTCTGTAAGCACCTGGATGTATTGCGCGTCAAGGTATGGGTTGTGCTTATAGGTTGATCGCAACACGCGCGCCCCTGGGTAACGGTTGACGAAAAAGGTTTCGCGCAACCACTCGGACGCGGGAAGCACCGGGTTGAACGACAGAATAATCTGGAAGTAGTCGCCCTTGTGTATTCCGCGCAATCGTAGCATCAATTGGTCGAAGTCGCGCCTGTCCATTTCGCTTGCCTCTTCGCACCAGATAGACGAAACGCCCGTTATGCTTTTCAACTTCTCCACGTCATCAAGTCCGGTAAAGATAATGCGGGAATTGACCGGCTCCGGGAAGCGTATCTCCATATCCTGTTTATTCACCTTGCACCCGCTGTATAAGCCGTACTCTCGCAAGTGTTGCTCTATCAGGGTAAAGCATGAATTGCGGATAGACCGTCCCACTTTGCGCGTGATAAGATGCGTTGTCCCTGGCTCTGCAAGGCATCGGTATATTGCCTTTTGCCCGCAAGCGTGAGACTTACCTGATCCGGCGCCGCCGCATAGCACTATCACGCGGTCAGGTTGGATAATGAATCGCCTGTAAGCAGGTGCAACGATTGGCAGTATGCTTGCCGCGTCTATGATTCGTTTATTGGGCAACAGGTTCTATGACCTCTTCTAACGGTGTTGGCGGGTCTTCTATCATGTCGGGGGTGATCTTGCGTATGCAAATCTCAACCGCATCTATATCGTGCTTAATTTCCTGCTTTTCCTTCCACTCGTTTCCACCCAAACACTTTTGCAGGTAAATCATTGCGGTGACGTTGCCCTTGCGCGCCGCATTCATGAGCGCCACAGTGTTACCTGCTAACGCCTTATCTCTGCCGGTCTCCAACTCAAGCGCATAGTATTGGCGCAGCGTGTTGCGGGATATGTCAAGTATGCGCGCCATGACCTCCTCGCGCAGTCCGGCAGTGGTCATTGCCTCAATCTTTTGGCGAACGTCCGGCGTTGGCGTGTACTTTGGCCTGCCGCGTTTCTTTTTTATAACGGTACTTTTATTCATAATGGAGCGCCGAGGTCGGAATCACACCGCCCCAGTTTTGTTTCGCAGTACTTCATAAAGTTTTTTGTGTAGCCTGTCGGATCGTCCTTTTTGTATTGCCTTATCAGTTTAGCCTTTTCTATAAATGAATTTAGATCGCCGTCGAAAAGCGCTTGATGTTGGCGACAAGTTTGCGGAATTGGTCATCACGGATAACGCGCGGGTTGTCGGGGTTTGGCTTGATGCTGGATAGTTTTATTGTGTTCATACTCGCCCATTCATGGTTTGTACGAAGTCAAGCATGATAAGCCATTCTCTGACAATCTTGCGTGAAATCATGTTGTAGTCATCAACGTCTGTTATCTCCATATCGCCGTCACCTATCCGCTCAAAAACAGATCGCGGCAAAACATGAGTATTGCCGTCGTCGGTCGGAATGCTTATGTGAGGTTTATTTATTTCGGGGTCAAAGTCCACTATGTTGTCCGGTGTGCCGCTCATACGTCCGCCTTCATCTGTCCTATCAATAGCATAGTCGCTATGGACAATCCAACGCTTGCAACAATCGCCAGCCCTATACTGTGCGAAACTGCAAGCACCACAGGGAACACACCGAAGATACACACCATAAGCATGCAACCTCCAAGCGCGTTCAGTCCGTTTATCCGGTCATACTGTTGCGGCGTCATCGTCTTTCCTTTCTTCAAGTTTACCACATTCGGGCGTGCTGTCGCCTGTTGTCTTCGCTTCATCCTCTCGCCGCTCCCGTCGTAGCATGGCGGCAAGGTCATCAAAAAACTGATTACGCTCTTTAACCTTTTCATCTGTGTTGTATATCAACATCGCTATATTATGCTTCCATGCCGTCCATAAAGTCAATACATTCCATAACACGCTTCTTGCGTCCACGCCTCGCCGCTTCCGCGCCCCGTGCGCCGTACATGGCAAACTCCCTATATTCCGCTGCCACCTTCGGGCGCGTTGAACACGGGCTTTCGTCCAGGTAGTCGCGCCGCAGTTTCTCTTGTTTTTCCTTCGCCTTCTTGCGCTCTTCCCGTAGCCTTACCGCCATCGGCTTGATGCGAAGTCGGCACGCAATCCAATCCAGCTCAGCCGCCTCATACCAGCGGTCTGACTTCCGGCTTATTATTTCCACCTGTTCGGGCGTTCGCTCTCGGATGAAGTCTGCGGCAATGTTGTTCATGATCACGGTCTGGCGATCGGTTGTGTATCCTGCTGGGCGGCTCATTGATCTCTTGCCTTTATTGCCTCGTTAAGGTTCAGGCCGTAATTTCTAAGCAGTGCGTATGCCGTCATAATGTTAAGCATAGCAGATTCATGCCTGCATCCAATACGCAAGTAAACATAAACGCAATCACACAGGCAATCATTTGCCGTGCATGGATACGCCTTCTCGAGCCTGTACGCCTCTCGCACAATGCAGCCAAACCATTTAACAGATATCCCAGCACATGCAAGAAGTATCATTTGCTCTATCACCTTTTTCTTCGTTGTTTGCGCGGGTATTATCTTATTTGGATCGCTATAAATCACGCTTGAAAACAATTCTCGGCACTCCATCAATTCGCCGTGCGCTATTATCGAATCCTCTGGTGATAGCACGCCTGAAAACTCAATGGAATATGAAGACCCGTCAAGAGAATCACATACCCATCGCTCAACCTCTTTGCATATATTCATTTCTCATGCTCCTTTCCGTACTTCATCAACTCGCGCATCGCCGCGCCAGCCCTGTGTGAGGCTGTAGTGTACGCTTCATGCGCCGCCTTGCCTGCGGGCGTGCAATGTTCGTCCCCGTCTGTTACGAGTCTGCCGCCGTTGATAGCGCCAATCTTGCCGCGCGCCTCTTTGTGAAGCCGCTGCCATTCGTTTTCGTTGACTTCGCTTCTATGCCTCAGTGCTTCTTTCGCCGCCTTGCGCGTCTCGTAGACCGCCATTATCAGGTCGTGTGCCGTTTTCATTTGTCCACCTCCACCAGATCCGTATCAATCGCATACAGCAACAGCGCCAGGGCATCCGCTTCGTTGTGATCGGTAATGTCATAGCCGCGTTTGCGAAGTGCTGGTAGCATTTTATATTCTCCATCGCTTTTGCGTTTTGGCTTTGAGAATTTACCGTCGCCCGTGATATGCAGTTTTATTGTGCCAACTGCAACGCCATCGCAAGCAATATTATGTTTTTGGCATATCGCCATAAGTATACCTTTTTGCGCTGCCCAAAACTGTCCAGCCCATCCCTGCTGGAATGCGGCGTTTTCGTAGAGCACGGCGGCTGGCGTGTAGAGCTTTATCCAAGACTCAAATATGCACATGGCGTATAGTTCGTCTTTAATGTCCACTGCAGAGGTCTCGATAACGCCTTCGTGTATGGTTGCTATGCCCATCCGCTTGCCTAAGTCAAATGCGAGTAAATTCATAACTCAACCTCCGTTTTTGCCATATAACATTCTTCGCATAATGGGCCAATATCGCCAACAAACATATCATCTTCTCCGCAACGTCCTGTTGGCGCTTCACACTCGCAGCACAGCTGCCGTGTACCAGGGTAATTATGCGCATTCCATGCCTCGTGCTCACTTTGGTGCATTGCGTGTCTGTATCCGCCAGGCCATGTATTCATGCTTTCACCTCCACATTCACCGCCCGCTTTGGCAGATACCACCACGCCACAATACGCTCTATCTCGATAGGCTGTATCGCGCCGTTATCAACCCAGCTCTGTATACGCGGCGAATAGAACGCCAGCGCATGTATGCCGCCCTTGAGCGCCAGATAGCAGGTGATCATTGTGTGTTCTGGAATCTCTGTCGCGTTGTGTGCGTTTTCAAATGTTATGCTCATGTTGTGCCTTTCTTTGGCAGGTGCGGCAAATTGCGATAGCACTCAATATCATAATCAGCACAAACGCCAATTGAAAAATATGGATACTGAAAGGAATCACAATAATAACCATGTGTTATATACCGCGCCTTACCACACAAAACTATCACCTCATAATACCCAGCCTTCTCCGGCGGCTCGCTTGCCGGATGCCACGGGTTAAGCCATTCGCGCAAGGCGTCCTTGTCGTTTTCGTCTGGACATTGCCAGTTAGACCCAAAGCACAATTCGCACACCATGCCATTCAGGTTTATCGGCTTCATGCAGGTGAAGCAAAAACAGTTTTTTATATTGTCGCTCATTCTATCCCTTTCTTCGCGTCACCTCTGCGCGGTCGTGTGCATTTTCAAATGTTGCGCTCATGTTGTGCCTTTCTGCTTATACTTTTTAAGCAGGTTATTGAGTTTGCATTTCGGGAAATGCTCATCAAAATTATCACCATAATTATGATCGCAATACATGCAGTCGGACGTGTCAGCCTGATCAAACTCGCCCAGAATATCAAGCGCCTCCCGTAGGTCTATGGCAATCTGTCCAGCAAACCCTATAAGCTCAAGCGTCCCTGCACTTGGCTTTAGCTCTACTATCAATTTGTCTACTTTCATTTCGCGTTGCCTTTCTTCGCCCGCGAGTTCACCGTCTTGTGTATCGCGTCAATTATTGCGCGGCATCGCGTGTCAATTTCCGTTATCGTGTCGGCGTATATCGTGCTGATATGCTGCGTGTCTATGCCTTCGCCAATACTGATATGCGCAAACAATAACTCATCTGCGGGACCGTCATCTGCGTATGACACGAGTATATCAAACTTTCGATATGCAGCCGTGATAACGTCTGTGTTGTCAGGGTCATTCGTATAGTCGCACTGCACGCTATATGCCCGCGCCAGTTCCTGCACATGCTCAAGATCAATTAACGGCTCGCCTATCTGCGCCTCAATCGTTGATAGCACGTCGCGTGCGTCCATTATGGCACGCCAAAATTCACCTCTGTTTACTCTGTGTATCATTTCGCCTTCGCTCCTTTCTTCGTTGTCTTGACCTCTTCCATCTTGACCGGCGCATGTTGCATTGCCTGCGCCTTTTCCCATGCTTCTTCGGGTGTGGCGGCTGTGAAGGTAATGTGCCGTCCGGTGTTGTCAAATGCGCGGTAGTGTTTCATGCGTCGTTTTCCTTATCTTCATCCGCCAGACAATCCGGCGGCGTAAAAAGCGTATCAACCAAATCATTATCACAAACCGGGCATATGGGCTTCTCAAGATATTCAAACAGCGGCCAGGGCGGGCGTGTTGTAGGGAATAGCCGCCGCGTCTTGACCTTGCTATCAGGGAGGAACATCATGCAGTTTGGGCAATAGAAGCGATCGTTCATGCTGCGCTCTCCTTGACCCGCGCCTCTACCCAATCCTTTGCATCCCGCAGCCTGTCAAAGAATTTCATGTGTCCGGCGTGCGAGGATACCCAGAGGCTGTTCCCATTGACGCTGTGGCGGGATACGCTGCCATTGCTGTAGCGGTGGTAATCGCCTTGCTTAGTCCATTTCATAATAGAACAACCTTTATTGTTATCATAACAACCATAACGAATATAGCAAAACAAAACAACTCAATCTTAACGCATGACTTGTGAATGCAGCGCGCTGATATTCTTATATCTTCTATACGCTCTTGATTCCTTTGTTTTTCTTCCTGGCTCATAGGTCGTTATCCTCATAAATTTGGTCTATATCTTCTTCAAGTTTTTCTATTGTCTGCTCAAGTTCTTTAACGCGGGCGCACAACACACAATGTTCATTGTCTTCTTCAACCACAATAACAGACTTCCGCATAGTAGCGCGATTCAATGCCATAACAATAAACTGGCGGCAGTCTTCAATGCTGTCTCTGTTGACAAGACGCGCCGCGACTTCAATATCGCGCAAATATCCATACAGGCGCATCATGTCTTCGCTAACTTCATTAAGTACTTGATACATTAGTCTATCTTCTCCGTTGTTTCGTCCCATACAATTTTATTTTGCAGCAACGCGCCGCAGATGCCGCACCTGCTTTCATATTCCGCATCGCTTGATAGAATAACGTCGCCGGTGCGTACAGGGTTGACAGCGTGTAGCCAAACATTTCCGTGCACTGGGCAATACTTCGTGCCGGGGCCTGGGTTTGGCGTGGTCATGGCTTCACCTCCATCGGCGGCAGGTTGCTTTCGTTTTCTGTTTTAACAAAAGTTATTTCGTGTTTTATTACCTCTGCTGCAATATCGTCTGTAACGTCCGTTTTGTTGCCTGTAATCGTTACAGTTCCATTTTTGTTGATGTGATACTGATTGCTTGCATAAAATCGTTCCCCAAGCAATGAGTAAAATACTCGTATCGGTTTTGTCATAATGATTCCTTCACCTCCAGCGGCGGCAGGTCGCGCCAGCGGTTCGGTTTCGTAGAAAAATACCAACAACCATTTTGATAATCATAAAAATCACTCTGCACTCCGCCCCAATCAGATTGCACTTCTACAGTTCTTGATTTGAATATAGACCCATTCTGTTCCGGCGGCTCGCTCGCCGGGTGCCACTGCTGCGCGGCTTCCAGTTCGGCGATACGCTTCACCGCCTTGCTTAACGCCAATGTGAGTGAGTCTTTTTCTTCTTGCAATTGCTGCTTTTCGAGGTGCTCAACGGTTTCCAGTTCGGCTATACGGGCGCGAAGTTCGGCGTATTTATCATAGTGCACAAAATCGCCATTAACGCATAACGTTCCACATTCATATTGTCCGTTGTTGTAGAAATTAAATCTATCTACCATTTCACATCCTCCACTCGCGCCACAACAGCGCGGATGTTAAAATTAACGCAACGATAAGCATTTCCATGTTACTGAACCTTTCCATCTTTGACGAACCATGTCGCCGTTGTATCTCTCAACTCAATCTCCACGCCTATTCGCTCCAGCGTCTCCAGCCGCGCCTTAACGTCGGCTAACTCAAGCTCAATCTGCCGGTGTTCGCGGGATTCCTTTGTGGCGGTGACTGCGCTGCGCCCGATGTCGTATCCGGCGAATACGCCACAGATAAAAATCAGTATCGCAGTAAAAAACACAACCCAAAACCAAATTAACTCCTTACTCATTTCCTATTCCTCCATTCGCTGTACTTATCCATGATTACAACTGCCAGAAATAGCAAGCCAAACAACGCAAGGAACACAGCCGTAAACACAAATCCTAAAATCTTGAATCCATCGAATACTATCATATCTCAATCTCCTTTCCTGTTAAACGCTTCCGGCGCCGCCGGGGTTGACATCAATATGACCATCCCTTGAAACTCTTTTTCTCCGGCGCATCTTCCGGCGCCGCCTTCGCCTTCCGGCGCAAAAGCTTATTCATGTCCCGCTTCGCTTTCTTGCCGTTGAAGTGCTTGCCCTTGCCCCAATTTTCTATTTGCTCTTTTTGTGCTGCCATCATTTACGCCTTATGTTTTCGCCGCGCATCCGCCGCGCCTTAGATTATGAAGCGATTAGCGACTGTGTCATAACCCAACCCCAAAAGGGTTATGACTCAGTCATAATCTATATAAGGGTTTTGACATTATGAATGTCAGTACATTTTAACACTATTTACATGACATTCAAAACTCAGTCAAAACTCAGTCAAAACCCTTCTGACATAGATTTATCGATTAAAATTTCACCGCCAACGATAGACAGGTTAAATGATTCCTTGATAACTCTGCGTATTGTTGATTCTGATTTATCTAATATCCGTATAATGGATTTCAGATTATTAGTATGATTTGCTTGTATTGCTTCTATTATTTGTTCTGGAAACAAGTCTTTAGGTCTGCCACCACTCCCCGCCGCTTTGCGTACTTTTAGAATATCATTGCGAACATGAACAGGGTGAATAAATTCCCAAGTTGTCGCAGATGGAGATTTAAATTCCCGCAAAGTCCACTCCAAAAGATACTTGTTTTTGTCTTCGCCATCGGTCGTTTCCAACTCAGTCAAGGTGCCTATCGCATCCGGATCACGCCCAAAAACGCCGCTGCCGCTCGCCCGGTCTATGCTCGACTTTGCCCCCTGCTGCCCCTTGGAGAAGTGATGTGCGAAGCACACCGCCGCGCCGCTTGAATTGGCTATTGCTTCGATGGTATTGCAAAACAAGGTCATGTCGCGGGCGCTGTTTTCGTCGCCTACGTTCACTTTATAAATAGGGTCAAGGATTATCATGTCGAAGTGCTTCGACTTCGTGATGTCGCCCAGGCGCTTCGACAGTGCCGCCAGACTCATGATCTTCCCGCGCAAATTCCAGATGGTCAGACGGTCACGATCAAACGGTTTCTTTTCTTCCACCTTGCCGATCCGGTTTATGAAGGATGCGCGGTCAATTTCCAGATTGATGTATAAAACGCTTCCTTTGATGCACGGATGCCCAAGCCATTCACCGCCGCCGCACACAGCCGCAGCCAGGGCGATTAGAGCGTAGGACTTCCCCGCTTTCGACGGGCCACCTAACAGAAGTTTATGACCGCGTCTCAACACGCCTGCAATAATTTCCTTCGACAGTTTCGGCGGGTCAAGCGCAACCACGGCATAAGATTCAGGTATGGGAATGTCATCTGTTTCCGCTTCAATAAACCTCGCCCAATCGCCCCATGACGGTAGACCGATGTTGCGGGCGACTAAGTATTGCGCGTTGTCGTTGCGCGTCACACCGGGCATTCTGGAGAGTCTGGAAGGGTTCTTATTCTGCGTGTCTATTTTCAAGCCGTTGGCTTCCAGCACCTCATATAATTTGGCAACTCGTTTGGTATATTCGTTTATGTCATGACCTGCATCAATGCGCACTGCGGCATGAAGTGACTTGCCACCGGAATGAACCACGGTAGCGCATGGCAACTTCAACCGCTTAATAACCTCCCATTGTGTATCTATGGTTTCATTGTCAGATTCCACCAGCGCATAACGGTATTCGACTACGTTCTTATCATGGATGCCCTTGCCGTCCATAGGATTCAGGCGTATCCAACCGCCGCATTCCGGCTTAGTTCCCATTACGGAGACGGCGTCCTTGCCGTCCAATTCGTTAAGAATGTCTTGAACGCTGCGCACAAACACGCCACGCCCGGATGGTTTACAGACACCGTCTCTGTCTTTGGTGAATGAAACGTTATAGGCCACCACGTCAGACGGCTCAAACAGAATGGAAAGAAACTCGGCAAGGTCATCATGACGATATGTTGCGCGGGGCTGTGGCACATTGGTAATCATGCGCACCACTTCATCGTTAATTGTGTCGTTCCATGCGAGAAACACGTCTGCACTCTTGCCGCCTATCTTTGAGTTCCAGTTCAGTGCGGGCTTCATTTCGACGGGGCGAGCCATTGCGGATCGAATGGTGTTCTGTATCTCAAAGTCCGATAGACCGTCCATGCGCGCCTTGCTTGCTACAGCGTCGTTTATTTCGTATTCTGTCCAGCCTTGTTCCAGCGCGTTGCGCACCGCCACATACAGATCGTGGTTACGCTGTCCAGGCGGTGAAGGTGATTTCAAATAGTCTTGAACAAACATTATAGAAAGTAACTCCTTGAATTAAATAACGCCTGTTCTGCCTGAAAGGTAAACAGCGTTTCCGCGTCTTCCCGTTTCGCAAATCCACACCCGCTAAAAAACCGCTTTTCTGTGGAGGTGCATTCGGCACCAAGAATCAGAGAATATTCCATCGCGTGTCCGTCGTTGTAGTGATACGAAACATACCACCACGGCTCCGGCGCGCCGTCAAGTAAGATAACAACCTGCTTCGACATGCGGCAAAGCATTCTACACTTCTTTAGTTCCAGTTCGGTGAATGCGTCTGGTTTGACTTCGGCATATACACCTCCGTGATGGTAGGGTAGGTAGAAGTCCGGTAGATATATGCCTGTGTGTGGTAAACAAATCCCCTCAGGCTCATAAACGTATGGTATGTTGAGTGAATCAAAGAACACCGCCCATCGCGCCTCTAACCGTGATCTGAAATTCCACCCGTGATACTTCGTTGGTATCACATTAAAACTATACTTCCGTTCCCGCTCCGGCTTCACTGTCTTTTCTTTTTTCATTGCTACACCTTTCATAAATTTGGCGGGATGCCGTTCGACCGTAAACAGCACCCCGCCCGCCGCCTTAGTTGTTAGAATGGAATGTCGGTGTTATCGTTGGGTTGTGGAATGTTTTCATATTCCAGATATTCACCTATCTTGTTGCTCTCGCCTTTATCGCCGTTCTGCTTTGTGTAGCCTTCGACGGTAACCTTTGCGCGGCCCTTGCGCCCTTCAACCTTGTTCCAATCCATGATGAAGGGCTCGCCGCTTTTCTTCAATCCAATAGCGCGGAAGAACGCGCACAACTTCCACTCGGCTGCGCGGCTCAACACAAGGTAGTCTTTGAATTGTGCTTGTGCGCCTTCGTGGTCAACGCCCAGGGTCACCACCGCCATGGGCGCCCCCGTCTTGTTGCTGTTTGTCTTTTCCCATCCAAGCACGGTGAAGGTGTACGCGCCTTCGGGCAACAGGGTAAACCCGCTTTCGTTTTCAATCTTTCCGTCCCATGACAAAAAATCATCGTTTGTACTCATTGTGTATTTTCCTTTTCTTTGGTTGTTTCGTTGTTTGCCATCTCGTTGTTAATCGTTCCCTGAACAGTAAAAACGAAACGTTCACATTCTTCGACGGTCGAATCTTTGAATGAAAACGCTTCGGTTGTAGCGATTTCCTTGACGCGTTCTGCGTTGCCGCCGCACAGGTCAAGCGCCTGCTTATAGGCTTTCTTCTTTGCCGCTTCCGTTTCGGCGGCGGATGCAGGCGTGTATGTGGCCTTGCCTGCGAAGTCTGTTTGGATGTACGGCTTCAAGATTTCGTAATCCATATCAATTTCATCAGGCAATCCGTAACTATTCTTGGCATCAAAGGCGGCGGTGTGTTGGCAGAACAACATCCGGTTTCGGCCTGCCTTGCCGCGTACAATCTTGTCTTTGCCTTCCACCGTGATCGTCTGGTAATTGGCGAATAGAACCGCGTCAGCCCATTCGCGAAAGATAGAAGAAACCTTTTCGTGACACTTCAACTGATAGCGGTCATAGGCAACGCCCAACTGCGGATCGTCAAACTTTTTGATCTGCGCATGGGCAAGCAACAGAATGTGCATTCCTTTTTTGTACTGCAACAAGTGGAGTTCCTGCAACACTTTCTGTATGGCTTCCCGCATGTACGTGTAGCCTTTGCCGTAGCCAAAGTCTTCAATGCCGTTTTTGTTGCCCGCTTCGCATACGTGCTTCTCGGCCATCTGTTCCAGCCAGTCGATCGTATCAACAACACAAGTTTTGTAGTTGTGCTGCTTCGCGTTCAGGTAGAGAATGCTCTCCATAACCTGTGCGTAGTTGCGCGCCGAAAATCGGTCAATTGACAAGTGCGCAGTCCGGTCTTCCACGTCAATAAATATAGGCGCTGGAAACTTTGATGCAAGCGTGCTTTTGCCGATACCTTCGACTCCGTAGATCAAGACCTTTTGGGGCCGGTCTTGTTTGCCCGTTTGGATTTCCATTCTAACTGTTCCTTTCGTTGTTGTTTAATGACAAATACTCTTTATAAACTTCTCTTCCAAATACGCTTCATCCTCTTCAAACTTCTGCCGCCGTGCCTCGCCGCCTTCGTGCGCGCTGCTGTAGTCCGGGGCATCGCTCAACTCCCAGCCAAGTTGGACAATTTCGGAACGAACGGTCTGCACCGCTTCAAACAGTTGGCTGCGCAAATGCCTGAATCCTTCGTAGTAGGCGCGGCACCGGGCGTACTGCGCCCAGGTTGCCTCCAGTGCCAACAACCAGCGTAACGCCGCCTGCCGGTCGCGGAGGTGCGCTTCACGGGCTGCGTAGTGTTTTGCGATTCGCTCCCATCTGTCCATACTCACATTCTCCTTTTTTGACTATCCCCGCCGCCGCCAAGTTATACAAAACACGACGGCGGGGCTGCTGCGGAATGCAGCGATTACATAACGCGCCAGACCGGGGAAAGGTTGACGCTAACTTATCTTGCGCAACAATGTCAGCCGCTCACAACGGGCTTTTCCGTCCGTGTTGTAGGGCACAATAACGCCTGCCAGATCATGCCACTCAATTAGACATTCCCATAGATCGGCGGCGCGGTAGGTTTTATTGCACCATTCGCGAGTGCCGAAATTAACGCCACAGGTACAAGTATTTGTGCGGCACGGGTTACATGTCTCCATAATCGTGCTGCTTTCTGCAATCGTCCAATGCGCCGGAGCGGCGTAATCTGTGTTGCCTATTTTCTTATAAACAATTACGCCTTTTTTCGTGTACGTAAAATTTTCTTTCAGCCAATCGGCGGCAGACAATAATCCTTTGACACCGCTCAGGTCGGCACCGCTCAGGTCGGCACCGATCAGGTCGGCACCGCTCAGGTTGGCATAGCGCAGGTTGGCATCGCGCAGGTTGGCACCGCGCAGGTTGGCGCGGCTCAGGTTGGCGCGGCTCAGGTCGGCATAGCTCAGGTCGGCGCGGCTCAGGTCGGCACCGCTCAGGTCGGCACCGCGCAGGTCGGCACCGCGCAGGGCGGCATAGCTCAGGTTGGCATAGCGCAGGTTGGCATAGCTCAGGGCGGCACCGCTTAGGTCGGCGCGGCTCAGGTTGGCGCGGCTCAGGTCGGCACCGCGCAGGGCGGCACCGCTCATGTCGGCATAGCTCAGGTCGGCACCGCTCAGGGCGGCACCGCTCAGATTAAGCCATTCTCTTGATAGCAATCCTTCCGTTTTTGCTTCGTTCCAAGTCCAGTTCGTCATCTTCGTTTATCTCCTGTTAAGTTGTTGTTTCCTAAAACACATCGAAAATGCCCAGCCATTTCCTGCCAGGCGCAACCTGGTTGTGAATCTTTATGCACTCGTCAATAAATCCGACAATGCCCCAGACCAGCGCGGCGAAAAT